GGCGCATTCTCCTGGTTCCCGCGCATTTACAAACATGAGCACATGGAAGGAAATGACCGCGTAGTTATGTTTTCCATGACAGAAAGAGACGGCTATGAAGCGGTAGGATTTAAGGATTCTGAAAATAATGTTCTTGACGGTGTGTGGCTGCCGATGTTCTACGGAACCATCATTGACGGTACAATGAAGTGTATTTCCGGAAATCAGCCAGCATATAACAACACAACAGCGGCAGAACATACAGCGATTCAGGCATTCGGAGAAAGAGCAAGATTCCTTGGCGGCCCTATTGTTGAAACCATCATCGATATTTTAATCATGATGGCAGGCACTACCAACCTGCAGGCAGCGTATGGACGAGGTAATTGCTCTGGTTACGATGAAAGCCTTGCACCTACTTACGGCGTAAAGCAGAATGCAGTTATTGGCGGCGGACAGTTCTACGGAACAGACGACGGAAAGTCCTTAAATAAGATTTTCCACAGCATTGTTCTCGGAAGCTATCAGCAGTACATGCGTGACCCTTACGAGCTGGTTGTAAACGGCAGAGTAAAGGTAAGCAAGAACTACACATACGACGTTACCGGAGAAACCTACGAGGACACCGGTATTAACGTACCGAACGGTCCTGCAGCATGGGAATACCCGCTCAGATATCAGACGGTAGAGGGTTACGGTTCCGTTCCGGCTATTGAGTTTGCCGGAGGCAGTACGTCGACGGGAGGATGCGACGGTTTATACCGGAGCGCATCCCAGGAGACGATGACGGCCGTTGCCCTTCGGTTCGCTCATTGCAGCCTTGGTCTCGTTTGCGGCCCGCGCGCGCGTTATTGGGACGCCACCGCTGGGCTTGCGTACTGGAGCCTCGGCGCTGCCGTGCTTCTTTTACCACCTGTCGGCGTAGCCGCTTAGGGGGTCTGGGGGTGCAACGCAATTCCCCCAGCATAGCATCAACGAAAAAGGCGTAGCCTTAAAAATAAAATAACAGGGGAGAAGGTCGGCGTCCCCTTCGGGGCCGTTGCCCTTCGGTTCGCTAATTGCAACAATGGTCTCATTTGCGGCCCGCGCGCGCGTAATTGGAACAACACCGCTGGGAATGCGAACTGGAACATCGGCGCTGCCTTTATCTATCCCATTATGGAGCATAGACATAAAGTCGACCTTCTTCCTACACCTCTGGCGGTTGAAACACCGATATATCCGCGATTATTCGTTTGGTGAGTGGAAATTAACTCGATACAGGGCGAACAGTAAAGCGGTCGCACCTGCTGTTCGTAGAGGATAGAAGAAAAAATATTCTTATAGGAGTACACATGAAAGAGTACAAGTATCTGTATCAACAAATGCTGGATGAGGAAGTCATCCGTAAGGCATACAAAAAGCTTCGGAAAGGCAAAACCAAGCGCAAAGAAATTATTGCCATTGATGCTAATTTAGATAACGAAGTCGCAGCAATGCGAAGAATGATTGAGAATACGAAGCCGCCAGGCGTACCGGTGGAACATCCGGAGCTGGCATATCAGCCACGCAAGAGAACCCCGAAAGAAATCCGAGAGCACGGCAAAGTAAGAAAAATCTATATGCCGGAAATTCATGAACAATGGTTACACCATATCATCGTTCTGGTGTTGGAGCCAATTATTACCGCGACAGCGTACCCGTATTCTTGCGGGAGCTTCCCGGGACGCGGCGCACACATGGGTAAGAAGCAGATCGAGAAATGGATCCGCGCAGGAAAAGGAATCCGGAACTATGTAAAAATCGATATCAGACATTTTTACGATAACATCCGTTTAAAAATTCTTTTAAGGGAACTTAGAATACGGATTAAAGATGAATGGTTTCTGTACATTATCGAGCTTTGCTTACGAGGATTCAGAAAAGGAATTCCGTTAGGATTCTATATATCACAGTGGCTTGCCAACTACCTGCTGGAGCCGCTTGACCGGTTCATTACGAAGCTGGGATTCAAGAACTTCATGCGCTACATGGACGACATAGTTATATTTGACAATGCAAAGAAGGCATTACACCGGGTCATTGTGGCGATTATGGAATTTCTAGGTCGCAGATTCCGCTTGAAGTTAAAGCGCACATTTCAGGTATGCAGATTCTATTACGAGAAGGCCGGGCGGATAACGGGGCGTGTTCTTGATTATATGGGCTTTCTGTTTTATAGGAATAAAACTATTATCAGAAAGAGCATCATGCTTTCAGCCATAAGAATGGCGAAGCAACTCTACAATGCGAAGCAAGCCGGGCGCGGTTACTTCGAGAAACACATAAAAGCAATGCTGAGCTACATCGGGTGGTTTGATTGCACTGATACGTACAGTTGCTACGAGGAGCATATAAAGCCATACGTTAGAGTAAGCAAGCTGAAGAAAATAGTATCAAAATTAGACAGGAGGGCTAACCATGAAACAGTGGAGCGAAGAACGTTGTGCAGAGCAGCCTAAAGAGCTGGAGTTGGTGGCGCCGGGTATTTATATCCAGCGCAGAAACATTGAGGCAGTGGAACATGCAGCAGTGGACGATATGCCTGCATTTACTGATTACGTATGCGAGAGTAGAGAAATTTCCGTGTCCGATTACGAGATGTTAAAGAGCATCGAGGAAATCGATGTTTCTCAGGCTATTGACGAATACACACTGCAGCTTATGGAGGAGGGCTTATTATAATGAGAACATTAGTAAAGAGCTTAAAGCGATTATACGATTCCAAGAAGGTTACAAAAGAACAGATTGCTGCGAGAGTTGAAAGTGGTGTTATTTCCGAAGAGGAATACGCATACATCACCGGAGAGGAATACAATGCAGAATAATCTGGTTGAGGTGGTTGAAAGGCAGAACCAGGTAATATCCATGCAGGCGGACATTATCAACGAGCTTTTCCAGTTGCTTTCGCAGCATCTTACAGCAGGGGAACTCGGGAACCTTCCAGTATTGGATAGAATCGACACAGCCGCCAGAATTTCAGCGGAAATTATTTAAACAAAGAAATAGTTGCGTTACAGCAAAAGACCCCGTATGAGGCACACAGAGAGCCACAGCGGGGTCTTGTTACGTGACGGAAAGGAGGCGGGCATGGAAGATTTCTGGACAAGGCATGAGCAGGAGCAATACGCGCAGCGTATGGATGACGAGCACAAACGCCAGAACCACAGACTGAGCGCCGTTGAAACAGCGTTAGAACAGAACAATAAGCTCCTTATTTCAGTTGAAAAGCTGGCATTAAACATGGAAAACATGCAGAAGGAATTAACGGAGCAGGGTTCCAAGTTGGAAACGCTGGAAGCAAGAGACGGAGAGATGTGGAGAAAGGTTGTAGGGTACGCTATCACGGCAGTTATTGGAATAGTAGTCGGCTATATCTTTACGCACCTCGGCTTTTAGGAGGGTAGACGGTATGAAAAAGAAAATGGGAGTAATGGACCGTGTTCTGATAGTGATTGCCGTTGTTCTTATTGTGTTTACAGCTACCATGGTGGTAGTACACGTTACTACCGGTTCGATACCGGACACGCTCTGCACTTGCGTATTTACAGTATGTGGAGGAGAGTGTGGCATTATGGGATGGATAAAAACCACCAAGGAGCGTAAGCAGGAACGGAAGTACGAATTACAGGACCGAAAATATGAAAATGAGGAGGAAAAGACAGAATGACGTTTGAGACATTTTTGCTTTTATTACTTATTGTGTCCGTATTAACCGGACTTGTCACGGAAGCCATTAAAAACTGGCTTACGGAGAGAGGAAAGAAATACTATGCGAATGCGCTTGCCGGTTACGTGGCAGCAGTGTTATCCGTTGCTATTGGAGCTGCATATTGCATCGTAACTCAGGCAGCAATTAACGCCCAAATGGTTGTATATCTGATTGCCTTAGTTTTTCTTTCCTGGTTATCTGCGATGGTTGGTTACGACAAGGTCGTTCAGGCAATCGCACAGTTCAGAAAATAAGGAGGGTTCGCCATGACAGAGACTCAGTTAAGACAAAAAATTGTTGCCATTATGCAGGGCTGGGTGGGCAGAAAGGAAGCGGACGGAACACACAGAGCCATTATTGATATTTACAACAATGGAGCAAAGCCGCTTCCGTGCAATTACCGTGTAACTTATGAAGATGCATGGTGCGCTACAGCCGTATCGGCGGCCGTTATTCAGGCGGGATTTACAGAAATTATCCCGGTTGAGTGTGGGTGCAGCAGACTTGTTGAGCTTGCCAAAAAGATGGGCTGCTGGCAGGAAAACGATGCACACGTGCCGATGCCGGGCGACTTTGTGCTGTACGACTGGAAGGACGGCAAAGACTATGCGACTACCGACAGTAAGCGCAATCCGGGGCACATCGGCATTGTTGAGAAGGTAAACGGAACCAGCATTACGGTCATCGAGGGCAATATCAGTGATTCCGTAGGACGGAGAACCATTAAGGTAAACGGCCGCTATATTCGTGGTTACGTTGTGCCGGATTACGCGAAGCTTGCAACGGAGGAAGATAAACCGAATGTATCTACAGAGTTAAAGATCGGCGACGTTGTTTCTTTTACAGGAGAAACACACTATACCAATTCCTACGTAACTGGCAAGGCAAAGAAGTGCAAGCCGGGGTTGGCGAGAGTTACTGCCATCAGCAAAGGCAAGCCGCATCCGTACCATCTGATTGCCGTTCCGGGAGAGCGGAGCAGTGTTTACGGATGGGTTGACACCGAATTTATTGCAAGACAAAAATAGGTATTGACTGCATGAAAAAGGTGTGGTATTCTGTGGCACAGAGGGGGTCATAGGGGGTAAAACCAGACCGCCAAAATAATGAATAATAAGCAAAAGGGTCCTGCCGCATTGTAGACGGCGGGACCCTTTTTTACGTGCATGAAAACGCAAATTATGCACGTTACGGTTTTTCCAAAAGCTCCTCGATTTGACATTCAAGAGCAAGCGCCAGCCGGTAAACAATATCGACGCGCGCCCGGTTAATATCCCTCCGGAGCTGTTCATAATTGCCGATGCATTTTAACGGAACGCCGGAGCGGGCGGAAAGTTCTGCCTGTTTTATCCCTCTTTTAATCCGCATCAGTTTCAGTTTGCTTACTTTTATTTCGGTTTGTACTTTATATCCTTGCACAAGTTGCCTCCTTTGTGGTATTATCTAAAAAATAAGGTAGAAAAACATTCACCTAATAAGTGCGACGGTCAAAATCATTG